CGCGAGCGCTCGCCCGAGATCGAATCTCGCATTATGAAGCTCATGTCGGGCACTCCGCCTGAGCCTTCCTCGCACCAGAATTTCGCCGCGGAAGAGGCGACCATGTGGAGCGGGTCGGGTGTTGACGTGATCATGCCGGACTACGATCCGACGATGCTCGCGACGCTTCCGGAGGACAGCGACGAGCTCGGGCAGTGCATCGACGCGATCGTGACAGGCGTCTGCGGATACGGCTCGCGAATCGTGGCTGACTTCCCGCTTGAAAAGGGCGTCGTGCCACCTGACATCGCAGAGGCGGTGAAACAGGAAGCGGCCGACCTGCAAAACTTCCTCGACTCGTGCGGCGCCGATGACGATTACGACTCCATGCGCACGAAGTGCATCACGGACCTCGTGACCACTGGCAATTGCTACTTCGAGATCGTGCGAGGAATGGACGGCCTGATCCAGTCGATCGAGCATGTCGTCGCGGCTCAGGTTCGGCACATTGCGCAGGACGACGATCACACTCTAGTGCGAACGAAGATGAAGCGCAAGCGGGCCGATGGTCGCTCCGAGATCTACGAGCGGGCCGAGTATCGTCGGTTCCGCAGATTCGTTCAGCTCTCGAATGTGCAGATCTTCGGCAGCACGAAGGGCGCTCTACAGCGGACGTTTTTCAAGTCGCTAGGCGATCCTCGCAACTACGATAACGAGACCGGCCAGCTTCTCGGCGAGGTCGTGAATGGTCGTTATGTCGAGGACGCTCTCAAGGTCGCGACAGCGAAGCTCGAGCATCGCCTTGCGAACGAGCTCGTGCACTTCACGAGCTACAACGTCAAGGGCTCGAGCTACGGCCTGCCGAAATTCATCGGCAACCTCTACTCGATCGAGGGTGCGAGGCTCTGCGAGAAGCTGAATTTCTTTACGTTCAAGAGCAACAATGTGCCATCGGCGGCGGTCTGCGTGAGCGGCGGACAGCTCACTGAGAAGTCCATCATCCGCCTAAAGGACTTCGTAGACACGCACATCGAGGGTTCGCACAACATGAGCAAGATGCTCTTGCTCGAGGCGGAGACGGTCTACGAGAACGATGAGGCGGGCCCTGCTGTCAAGATCGACATCAAACCGCTTACCGCGGTTCAGCGAAGCGAGGGCATGTTCACCGCGTATCACGAGGACTGCCGAGCGGCGATTCGCGGAGCGTGGCGCCTTCCTCCGATCCTTGTAGGTCGCTCGCAGGAGTGGTCGGGCGTCGTAATCGACGGCGCTCGCAAGCTCGCAGACGAGACGATCTTTGCGCCGCTTCGCGTGCGATGGGACAAGTTTTTCAACCGCAAGATCGTGCCGCTTCTCGGATACTTCCTGCACAGGATCGAGAGCAACACGCCGAACACTACGGACAACGTTGCGCTTGTCAACCTGCTCGCCGCGGCCGAGAAGAGCGGCGCTGTCACACCGCGAATCGCTCGACAGGCGCTCGAGCAAGTTCTCGGCCGCGAGCTTCCTCCGTTCCCCGAGGGCTTCGATGCGGATGTTCCGTTCTCTGCGACGATGGCAGAGCTCGTGAAAAACGAGGCCGATCCGGCGGAGCCTGGCCAGCAAGTGACAGCGATCAAGTAAGACGCCCCTAGCATCGGCTGCATGGCATCACGAGCAGGACGCACCGCCTTCGAGCGTGGACAGCATGACGGACGCGGCGCCGTGCCGATCGAGCCCCCGAAAGATGCAGTCGCGAAGGCTGTCTCTCAGGACAGCTCGCCGGATGGCGAAGAGGCGTTTTTGCAGCGCGTACCCGTCGTGAAGAGCACGAATGAGGAAGGCGACTTCCTGCTCTTCGGCGTCGTGATGCGTCCGGACGCTGTCGATGCACACGGCGAATTTGCAGATGCAACGCTCGTGCGCAAGTCCTCGCATGACTTCCTCGCAGGCTACGGCACGGCAAACGGGATGGGCGTTCAGCACAAGGAATTCGATCACCCGATCGAGCTTGTCGAAAGTGGCATCGAGACAGTCTCGCACGAGAAGCACGGCTTGCCGGTCCTCGCTGGCGACTGGACGGTGCTTGCTCGCGTCAACAGCGACGCTCTCAAAGAGCAGGTCGCGAAGAGTGCACTGACAGGTTTTTCGATCGGCGGCTTCGGGGCAAAGACCGCGGTCGCACCAGATGCACAGCAGCCCGTCGCGAAGTCGCTGGACGGCGGCGCAAGGCAAGCTGTCGCGAAGTTCACCCGCCTGTCGGTTCACGAGATCAGCCTCGTGGACGATCCGGCAAACGAGATCACCTTCGTGATCGCGAAGCGTCGCAGCAAGGAAGACGAGATGAAGACTCAGACCGAAGATCAGGCCGCTGCGCTCGCCGCGGCTCAGGCGGAAGCCGCAGACCTCAAGAGCAAGCTCGAGACCGCGGAGGCCGCTCTCGTGGCCGCAAAGGC